CGGGACGTCGCTTTCGGTTCACTCGATGGAAGATGGACCCGCGCCTGAAGCAATTCCCCGTGCGGCCTATAGAGTACCGTGATTTGCACATAGCAAGACACTCTCTGTCTGCCAGCCTCGCCGCTGCAATAGCCAGGGTGCTGGGCCTGTAATGGAAGCCCACGCTCCCGCTCCATACGACAAGGACGTTCTCATGGCGGTGCGCGCATGCATCGCCGGCAAGGCCAATGAAGGCCAGCAGCAGACGGCCATGGACTGGATCATCAACCAGGCCAGCAATTACTACGACCTGAGCTACCGCAAGCAGGATAGCCATGCCACGGCCTTTGCCGAAGGCAGGCGGTTCGTCGGTGCCCAGATCGTCAAGATGTTGCGCGAAGAAACATTGAAAGCTGTCGAAAAAACCGTGCAAAAACAAAGGACTTCTGCTAGAAAATAACGAGGACGCAAATCGCTGCGAACGAGATGCGCCCTCTAATCATCCGATCTGAAAGGAGATCACGATGACTACTTCACTCATACCACCGCCGTTGTTCCGCAAAAAGGTGCGGCAAGCGGAAATCCGAGATGGGTTTGCACTGGTCCCTCTCACGCAGGGATATTTCGCCAAGGTCGATCTTCCCGACCTACACTTGGTTGCCGATCGTAACTGGCAGGCATCGTCAGGCGGAGCCGGCCGAATCTACGCCAGCGCTTACTACCGCATTGGCCCCAAGAAGTACGGCCGAATCCTCATGCACCGCCTCATCCTTGGGTTGGTGGAGGATAAGCCGGAGGTGGATCATTGGGACGGTGACAGTCTGCACAACTGCCGGTCCAATCTGAGAGTTTGTACGATAAGCCAAAACCGCGCCAATCGCGGGGCCTGCAAGCACAACAAGCTCGGCATCAAGGGCGTCTATTACAGACCAGACAGGCAAGTGTACCGCGCTGAAATCAGGGCGGAAGGACGTTCCCATTATCTTGGGGCGTTCGCCACAGCGAGTGAGGCATCGGCAGCTTACGACGCAGCAGCGTTGAGGCTGTTCGGTGAGTTCGCGGCGCTTAACGAAACGAGGCAAGAGGCACAGAATGACTGAGGCAGCAGCGGTCGAGAAGGCCGCCGAAACGACTGCGGCTGAGACTACGGCCGAAACCACCACGCAATCGACCACAGCGGCCACGACAGAGGCAGCGAAGACCACGGACGTAGGAAAGACTGCCGCTACCGAAACGGCGTCTAGCGAGGCTGGCAAGACAGAAGCCAAGTCCCCATGGGGCGACAACTGGCGCGAGGAAATGGCCGGCGGAGACGATGATGTCGCCAAGGCCATCTCCCGCTACGGCTCCCCCAAGGGTGTTGCGCGCGCCTTGCGTGAGGCACAGGCGACCATCCGATCGGGACAGCAGCGCATAGCCAAGCCTGATCCCAAGGATGAAAAGGCCATGGCCGAATGGCGCAAGGCCGAGGGCATCCCGGACGATCCGGCCGGCTACAAACTGCCAGAGACCGTCACCAAGCGCCTCGTTGACGAGGACAAGCCGGTCCTCAGTTCATTCACCGAGTTCGCCCACAAGAAGGGCGCCCGGCAGGATGTCGTGGATATCGCGTCGGAATGGTACGTCGAGATGGCTGAGGCCGCTCAGACCAAGCAGGTCGAGGCTGACAAGATCGCCTCAGAGGAAGCGGAGGACTCGCTTCGCAAGGAATGGGCACATGGCGAGTACAAGGCCAACACCACGATTGCCCGTCGCTTCATCGAAGGCATTCCAGGCGTCGGCGCCAAATGGGCAGAGGCCCGTATAGACGGCAAGCGGCTCGGCGATATGCCTGAGTTCATTTCGTGGGCCGCAGACATGGGCCGCGAGAAGTTCGGCGATGTTGCATTCACCTCCAGCGATAGCGAGCGCAAGCACACCGCTCGCAAGGAGGAGATCGAAAAAATTATCGGGACCGATGCTTATTATGAGCAGGGCCTCGACAAGGAATACGCACAAATCCTGGAGAAGGAACTGAAGCGCAAGCGCTAACTGTGTCTGGTGACCTTGACCTTTATTGATGGCGTTATCCGTACGTGTTCCATGCCTTTGTAAAACATGATGGCCCCGCTATTATCGTTAAAATCGAACGTAACATCAGTTAACGATAGGCCGGCCTTTTGCAGTTTCCGCATTTCTCGAAGGATTGTTTTCTGAAAAAGGTCGCTCAGGTCGAACCATGATGGGCGCGACAACTGGCTGGCAACAGTTTTGGTGTAGCTTTCAAGGTATCTTGCGTTGTCGGCGAAATCCACGCCCCTTGAAAGAAGTTCGTATCGGACACGTTCCGTGGATTTTGGGCCAATTCCCTTCAACCTCTTGAAATCGCGGCGAGAGAGGTTCGCCACGTCGATAAAAGTCCTCAACCCTGCCGCCGTCATCGCCTCTACAGTCTGGCGAGACAGGCTAGTCATACTGCCACCAAATTCCATCACTGTGCCTCGTAGGTAGTTGATCGCGAAGCATACTACGCGAAGCGCCTGTCAGGCTAGCAAATCACTGGCAATTTCTGCCTTTTGAATCCCGGTTTCGACCGGATTTTTATTGCCCGCTCGGCCACCCCGGCAACGGCCCCGACCCGGCAAATCTACTGCCTATGACGTGAAGCCCCGAGAGATACCGGCCACCCCTCGCAAGAGGCCCCGGAACGCTTCCGGCCACCCTGCACGACTGCGGCTCCAAACCTCCCTCAACTCTTGAAAGGAACTGATCATGGCTATCGAAGCCGCAATGATTCAGTATCGCAAGGAGTTCGTCGGGGCTTTCGAGCAGCGCGTGAGCCTGCTCAAGGCCATGACGACCAAGGAAGCAGTGATTAGTGGCAACCAGGCCACGTTCCTCGTTTCCGGCTCCGGTACTGACACCGCAGTCACCCGTGGCACCAACGGGCAGATCCCGTACGGTAATCCCACGAACAACCAGAACACGGCCACGCTTGTCGAAAAGCATGCTCCCTACGAGCTGACCGGGTTCAACATCTTCGCCTCGCAGGGCGACCAGAAACGCATCATGCAGAATGCCTCGATGGCGGTCATCAACCGCGACATCGATCTCACGCTGCTTGCTGAACTGGCCAACGCTACGCAGGACTATCCGTCGACGGCGCAGACCGCCTCGTTGCAGATGGTCGCTGGCGCCCAGGCCATTCTGGGCAATGCGGATATCCCGGTGGAAGACGAGAACAACATGTTCGCGATCATCTCCCCGGCGTTCCGTGGCTACCTCCTGCAGACGACCGAATTTGCTTCGGGCGACTACGTGGATGTCAAGCCGTTCGGCGGTCCTGCTCGCAGGATGTTCCGCTGGATGGGCATCAACTGGGCTGTCTCCAGCCGCGTGACCGGTCTCGGTACTGCGGCGGAAATCTGCTATCTCTTCCATCGTGACGCCATTGGCTACGCGGTGAACGTGGGCGAGGAGAAAATCTCCATCGGCTACGACGAGAAGCAGGACACGTCCTGGACCCGCGCCACCGTCTTCCACGGAGCAAAAATCCTCCAGAACACCGGCATCGTGAAGTGGACTCACGACGGCTCGGCGTTCGTTGCCACGTAAGGAGAACGGACAATGGCATACGTTCCTGACAATCTCGCGATGGTCATCAACCCGGTCGGCGGCGCCATGCCGCGCGTGTTCATGTACTTCAACTCCGCTGCGGATTCGGACGCCACTATCGTTGGTGGCTCCTGGTTCTCGGATGGCGTGACGAAGGGCATGCGCGTTGGCGACCTGGTGGACGCCATCAACACCGGCACCGCCAAGTACAAGCGCTACCAGGTTGCGTCGGTTTCCGGCGCGGCTGCCACGGTGGCCGCTCCGACCGCGATCACCTGATACGCGACTTCGCGGCTTCGGTCGCGGGTTGCCTCCCTCGCGGTCGTGGGGGCTGGCCTTGTGCTGGCCCCCGAACCGCTCCCAACAAATGAGGCACATATGAAGATCCCCGCCAACACGGCACTCAACAGCGCTGATTTCACCCGCACGCTTCGGCGCATGGTCGTTCCAAACACCATGACGATGGAAGAGGTTTCCATCCCTGGAAATTGGGCCAATATCTTCGCCAAGGTCACGGTCGATGATGAGGTCATCGTCACGCCGGAAGACCGCTCTTGGCGCCTGCATCTGCTTGTTGTCGAGCGCGGCACCGGATGGGTCAAGACGGCTCTCCTCCATGCGATCGATCTGACGAAAGTCGCCGTCAAGCAGCCGGTCATTGAGCAGCCGAGCGAACTTCCGGAAGACGCGCCTCAGCCTCCCGAAGGCTACACCGTCAATTTCGCGCCGGCCCATAAATGGCGAGCCATGACGAATGACCCTCATTTGGTGGTCAGCAAGGATCACAAGACGAGGGCAGAAGCAATTGCTGCGGCGGTCGCGCATGCCCAGAAGGCCTCCGGGCTCGCTGCATGACTATTGGTGCCGTGAGCCGCCATGCGGGCATCGCGATCACCGATGCGAACGAAGTCTGCATGGTGATCGTCTGGTTGGATGCCGATGGTTTTGAGACGGATGATCTGACGCAGGCAGTATTCGCTATTGGCGAGTTGCCCGACAAGCGCTGGTTCATGGCCGATCTACGAGAGTTCGACACGGCAGGGGTTCAATAGCGATGGCCTCCAAACTGTCAATTTACAAATCTGCCTTGCGTTATCTCGGCAATGCGGCCGGCGTGGCAAGCCTCACGGAATCGAGCGCTGCCCGCTATGCGCTGGATGATGTCTGGCAGGAAGCCGGCGAATACATGCTCGCCAAAGGCTTGTGGAACTTCGCTATCCGCTCCTCTGAATTTCAGAAGGACGAGGATGTGGAGGCGCTGTTCGGCTACCAGTATGCGTTCTCCAAGCCTACCGATTGGGTTCGCACCGTCTCAATCTCGACCGACCCGACATTCCAGGTTGGCTTTGAGGATTTCGCCGACGAGGCCAACTACTGGTATGCGGACAGTGACACGCTCTACATCCGCTATGTCTCGAACGATGACGAGTACGGGTGGAACATCGGAGCGTGGCGCCAGCCCTTTGCGGATGCCTTCGCGGCCTATCTGGCTTTCCAATGCGCACTCCCCCTGTCATCCGATAAGGGCACCCGCACAGACCTGTTCAATCTCTCCAAGACGCTCCTGACGGAAGCCAAGACGCTTGATGCCGTCGATGAGCGCGTGGCGCGGTCGCCTGCGGGCAGACTGGTGCGGTCGCGCCTTCGCTATGGCTCAACCCTGAACGGCACGCGCCGGGGCCTCTGAATGCCGCGCGTAAACACGTACCTCCAGCATTTTTGCGTTGGCGTCCAGGACAAGAAGCACCTTGCCCGCGTCGATCTGGAGCGCATGCGCCTTGCCGCCGAAATCCAGACCAATCTCCTTCCGCTCACCAGCGGCCCAGCCTTCATGCGGCCTGGGTTTCAATACATCTCCACCACCTACACCAACGCTATCTGCCGGCTGAAGGAATTCGTATTCGGGGCTACCGACGCCGCGCTGATGGAATTCACCAACCAACTCCTGCGGGTCAAGGTTGATGACGTGCTGGTTACGCGCCCGGCCGTTACGGCAGCCATCACCAATGGTGATTTCTCCTCCGGCACCGGCTGGACGCTCACGGCCACTTCAGGCGCTACCAGTGCCGTCTCTGGTGGATTCCTCAACCTCACGGCTCTTGCCCGTGGGTCCAAGGCTTCCGCCTCGCAAACCGTCACCGTCAATGAAATCGGAACGGAACATGCGCTGC